GGAAGGCGCAGGACGCCAAGCTGGCCGAGATCGCGCAGCAGCGCGAACTGGACCAGGCGATGATGGCGAAGGAGCGCGAGATGCAGGCGCTCCAGATTTACATCCGCGACCGCGTGGCGGCCGAGCAGGACAACATCGCGCCCGAGCTGCTGGACTTCATCGGCGGCAGCACCCAGGAAGAGGTCGACGCCTCCATCGAGGTTGTCAAGTCGAAGACGGCGGCCATCGTCGAGGGAATGCGGCAGGCCCAGCTCGCCCAGCGCGCGGGTATGCCCGGTGTCTCCCCCTCGGGTGGAGCGACCGCAGTGGTGCCCGGCATCGACACGGGCGACACCAAGCTCACCGCCGATGACATCAAGGGCATGAGCATGCAGGACTTCGCCGCGCTCCGTCAGAAGATGGGGATGGCGGCGGCTGGCAACGGCCGGGGCATCTTCGGCTAACACATACCTCGCGGACGATCCTATACTAAGATTGTTCCGCACGACAAGAAGAGGACAGCAACATGGCAGGTGCGATCACCGGGACCAGCTTCTTAGCTGCGACCCCGACCAACTACGGCGGGGCCAACACCCAGCTCTCCCCCGCCGTGCAGCAGCTTTGGTCCAAGGAGATCCTGTTCTCCGCGATGCCGATCCTGCGCTTCGAGCAGTTCGCTGTGAAGAAGACCGAGCTGGGCGTCTCCCCGGGTCTCACGATCCACTTCATGCGCTACAACAACCTCCCGAGCGCGTCACAGCTCGTTGAAGGTGTGCGCATGCAGTCGGTGGCGCTGACCGCTTCGCAGTTCGACATCACCGTCGCTGAGCAGGGCTTCGCGGTGGCCGTCACCGAGCTGCTGCTGAACGCCAGCTTCGACGACGTGATGGCGTCGGCCTCCCGGCTGCTGGGCCGTAACATGGCCCTGTACCTGGACGGCTCTGCGCGCGACACCCTGCGCCAGGCGTCTTCGCTGATCTACGGCTACAACAAGCCCGCCCTGGCTTCGGCCGTGCGGACGCCGCTGTCGCCGTACGACCACGGTGTCCCGGCGACCGGCAACGGCGCGGGCCAGCTCGCGGCCGGGAACTACGCGCTGACCGCCGCGACCATCAAGGACGTGGCCGAGACCCTGGCGACCAAGAACGTGCCGAGGCTGGGCGACACCTACGTCGGCTTCGTGCACCCGCACCAGAGCCGCCAGCTCCGCGACGACCCCGAGTACATCGAGGTCACCAAGTACGCGGCCCCGGGCAACTTCATGCTGGGTGAGATCGGCCGCCTGTCGGACTGCGTGTTCATCGAGACCACGCAGGTCTTCAACGATGTCGTCACCACCCTCGGGGGCTCCGGAAGCGCGCTGTACTACGACGCGATCTTCCTGGGCGACAACGCCTTCGGTCACGCCATCTCCCTCCCGGTGGAGCTGCGGGACGCCGGTATCCTGGACTATGGCCGCGAGCACGGCCTGGCCTGGTACGCGATCTGGGGCCTGGGTCTCATCACCGACCAGGCCGTCCTGATCGCGCGGACCAACTAACCGCCGAGCAAGACAGTACCAACCACTGGGCTCCGTGTCAACCTGCTCCTGGCACGGAGCCCTTTGGCATGCCCGGGTGCGATAAGATGGACGTGAACCATTCGGACAACAAGTAGGGACACACCATGCCAACTGCATCACCCCGCGAGGTCGGCACCGGCCCGCGCAACCAGCGGAAGCGCCCAGGCGACCTGACCGGCACCCAGGGCCAGAAGTTAGCCCAGGAGCGCGACGAGGCCCAGGCTCAAGCTCTGGCCGAGGCCGCCGCCGCCAAGGTCGAGGACCGCACCACGGCGCTGAACACGGTTGTCGACTACACCAAGGGCGGGCGTCCCCCGGCCGAGGTCGAAGAGGTCGACACTCCCCTGGAGCCGCAGCCGACCAGCGTGCGCATCCGGGTGAACTACCCGATCGAGGACATGACCTTCGGGCGCGAGGTGATCAGCCCGGCTGAGTTCGACGAGGAAGGCCGCCTGACCAAGGCCCCGGTGCTCGGCGGGCTCAACACCTACGACTTCGAGGAAGGCGTGCAGTACGACGTCTCCCCCGATCTGGCCAGGCACCTCAAGTCGCTCGGCTACGTGTACGACTTCTAGCAGTAGGGACCGGAAGTGAGCGGACAGCTTTCGCAGGTTGGCGCGCAGATATTAGCCAACAAGATCGCGGGCAACGCGGTACCCGTGCTCCAGACGAGCGCGCCGACGTGGATTCCGGGCATGGACTGGATCGACACCACGTCCGGCGCTACGCTCAAGACATGGAACGGCTCGGCATGGATCGTCGGGGCGGCCACGAGGTACGTCGCGTTACTGACGGCCAGCCCGTTCACTTCCGGTTCCGGGGGCGGCTACGCCCAGACCATCGCGGACCTGGTGGAAGTCTCCACGACCGGATACTCCCGGCAGGTCGCGGCGTGGTCCAACGCGGCGGCAAGCTACCCCGCGCCCGTGTCCAACTCCGGTGTGCTGACCTTCGGCCCGATGACGGCAGCGATGGCGCTGGCCGCGCAGTGGGCGGCGCTGGTCACGCACGCGGCCACCGGCACGGCCGGGCTGCTGCTGTACTTCTGGCAGCTCGACGCGCCCCAGCAGGTGTCCGTGAGCCAGTCCATCCAGGTCCCCATCGGCAACCTCTCGCTGAGTGAGTCATAGTGGCCATCGTAACGACGGACATCCAGTTCCTCCTGAGCGCCCCGCAGGCATCCTCGGGGTACAGCAAGGCGGGCGTGCCGGGCAACTCGCTCGGGCTGTACGTCTCGACGACGCAGCTCTCCCAGACGATCCTCAACAACATGTTCAGCGATCTCACGGGCGCGCAGAACGCGGCCGACCAGGTGGACTACACCTGCCTGTTCGTCTTCAACAACAACGCCGACCACTCCATGCTGAACCCCGTGGCGTGGATTCCCACCAGCCTGCTCGGCGGCCAGAACAGCGCCACCTTCGCCATCGGCGCGGACGCGACCGCGCCCAGCGTGCTCGCCAGCAGCACGGCTCAGGCGGCTGTCATCTCCAACCCCACCCTGGCACCCTCGGGCGTCACCACGTGGGCGGCTGCGTCGTCTACGTCGGCCGGTGGCGTGGCCCTGCCGACGATCCCGGCGAAGTACGTCCAGGCGGTGTGGATCAAGCGCACCGCGAACGGAGTGGCCGGGCTCAACCAGCTCACGATAGACGTTACGTTCGACACGCTGGCATAGCCGAGGCCGATATGGCGGGGTAACTGATGACTACAGTCGTCCAGACCAAAGACGCGGCAGGTCCGGGCCTGACCCTGAACTTCTCCAGCAACGTCACGATCGGCAACTCCGTCGTCGTATGGATCGGAGACTACAACACCAGCGGGGCTGCGATCAGCTCGTCCGCGCCGACGTACAACGGGGCATCTGTCACGGGCGCGACCAAGCTGTTAGAGGTACAGAATGGCGTCAGCGGCACCAGCAACGTCATGTACCTCGCCATCTGGCTGCTGCCCAACGTCCAGTCCAGCGGAACGTCCGTCACGATCACGGCCCCGACGAATGGCTCCCACGATGCCAACAGTCACTACTACCTAGCGGAAGTCTCCGGGCTCGGCGCTTCGCCTGTCGTTGACTCAGCATCCCCCAACCCGAAGACCGCATCCTCTACTGCGGGCGGGGCGGTGACCTCCGGGGCCACGGGCAACGCCGTAGGGACTTCGGGCATCGTGCTCGGCGGCATGATGCAGGACGGTGCTAATTCCGGCTGGACGGGTCCTGCCGGGTGGACCACGCTAACTGACAGCTACGCTGGCGCGAGCTACCAGGTATTCAGCAGCTCGGGTGCGTCCTACACGTGGTCCTCTACGGGGTCCGGGGCGGGCCAGTGGGCGGCCGGTGCTGTCATCCTTGACGCCGCAGCCAGCAGCAACGTCAATGGCGCGGTCGCCAACGTCTCCGTCGCAGCCCCGGTCGGCACGGCCAGCGTGTCGACTCCAGGCCCGTCGCCAGCGAACGTCTCCGTGGCGGCTCCCGCAGGAACGGCCAGCTCCAGCCCTCCAGGTACCGTCTACACCGTCTGGAACAATACCCTCCCTGACGTCGGGACCGCCTCTGTTGGCACCGGCCAGAGGAACGACAGCCTGGTCTTCACGGTGTCGTCATCGTGCACGCTAACCGGCATCGCGTTCTACGTGCCCTCGGGCGAGACCGTCCTCACCGGCAGCAGCTACACGGCGGCGCTGTACACCACGACCACGGGCACCTCGGGCTCGCTGGTCACCTCGGCGGCGGGCAGCGGGACCTTCACGGCGGGCGCATGGAACTGGATACCATTCAGCGTCTCGCTGAGCCCGGGCACGACGTACTCCGCAGTCATCAACAGCCCGGACGCGATCCAGTACGAGCATAGCTGGTGGGGCACTGGCGGCCCGGGCGTTGCCGGTATTACTTCCGGGCCGATCAACTGCCCCGGCCAGTCGACGGCACCCGGCAACGTGCAGCAGGGATTCCTCGCGGGCGCTCTTGCCTTCCCGGGCGTGGCCAACGCCAACGGCTCATGGTACGGCGTGGATGTGCAGGTCACGACGGCCAGCACTGCCAATGTCAACGGCGCGGTGGCCAACGTCTCGGTGGCCGCTCCTGTGGGCACCGCCAGCGTGTCAGCCACGTACCCGGCCAACACCACGAGCACAATCGCCAAGGTGGGGGACGAAGGCATCACCGGCACCTCCACGGTCATGGGGATCAGCTACATCTCGCACGGTGGCACCCTGATCCTGGAGGGCTGCTGGTTCGACGCCAGCAACACCTCGCTCGGCCTGACGGGCGTCACCGACGACGCAGGCAACACCTGGCACTTCTCCGCGACGAACACCAGCTCCGACGTGCAGGACCCGCCGTCGTCCTACACCTTCGACGCCGGGGGGTCGTTCGGTAACTTCATCGCCTGGTGCATCAACGCCACTCCCATCACCCAGGTCCAGATGCACAGCAACACCGGCATCTTCTGGCATGCCAACGTGTCGGAGTGGACCGGCATCGGCTCGGATGGCCCGGGCGCGTCAGGCCACGGCGCGGGCAACGGAGTAGCACTGGCCAGCCCGAGCGTGACCCTTGCCGATACGGGCGACCTGGTGATCGGCGGCACTGATGCCAAGCTGGGCATCACGGGAGGCGCTTCCGGCGCGAGTAACTTCACGAATGACCCAGGAGCGGCCGGGTACCTGGTATTCGAGGCACCGGGAACGACCGGGCCATTCCAGTTTTCCTGGCCTGACGCGCACGTCGGTGACCCGTACAGCACCGCCGTCAAGGTGTTCCGCCCGGCCAGCGTCACTGCCATTCCTAACGTAGCCGTGGCCGCGCCAGCGGGCTCTCCTGGCTCGTCTGTGGCAGGTGCGGCTGCGGTAGTCACCCTGGCCGCTACGGCAGGCGTGGTGAGCGTCACGACTACCGGAGCACCGGCCCTCGCCACGGTGAGCGCACTCGCCGGTACTCCCGGGACTGCGGTGACAGCCTCGCCTGCCAGCGTCGTCATCGACGCCACAGCCGGGACGGTGAGCATCAGCGTGCCCGGGCAACCGGCTGTGGTCAGCGTGGCGGCACTGCTTGGCAGCGCCACAGGATTCGCCGCTGGCGAGTCTTTGCTGACGGTGGGCATGGCTGCGGCGTTCAACGCGCGAGCTGCCGTGACGTCGCAGGCTACACTGGAGTTCCAAGCCGGGCAGCCC